CAGTATCAGAAGCAACAACATAAACTACGTTTTGTGTTTTCAATAAATCATTTAAAAACTTATTTACATCTCTTTCAATCCATCTAATCGCAAGTTGACCTGCCATGGTAATACCTTCAGCATGGCGAACATCAAAGTATCTAAAGTATTGATTGCCAATCGCACCATAAGCACTATTCAAAGCAATCTTTCTTGCAAGTTGAATATTATGATTAGCAGCAATATCATTTAATAATCTTTTGTCACCTGTTTCTTGATACAAAGATTTTGCTTCTAACATTTTCTTTTTGTATATCACTCGTTCTTTGTATAGTTTATCCATCAACTCAGGAAGAAAACCTCGTTTGTCTGTTCTAAACATAGCACCATTGGGTGTTATAGTTTTATTATCAAGGTCAGCAGAATCTAATATAGTGCCCTCTAACATTTTGTTTACACTTACCATATTCTCATCATATGCCACCATAGTTTCAGGCGATATATTATACTGCATAATTAAATGAGGATACAAACTATTTAAATCAAAACTACAAATCCAATCATGAAAACCTACAACAGGATCTTTTACATATGCACCTTCATATGCTCTTGACTTTTCAGATTGTTTGTTGGCAGGTATAACTATATTCTTTTCTTTGAGATAATTAAATATGATAGTATCCCACATACGAACTTGAGCATAACAATCTTGATAATTAACTTTTGCTTCATATGCCATAGTCAAATGTAACTCAATCAGTTTCATTTTATCTTCTAACTTATCAACTAACTCAACGTCTTGAATATTATACTCTACAAATAATTGATAATCGTTTTGATAAAACTCTTTGAAAGTATCATATGGATTTTCAGTTTTACTTTCATTCAATTCTACTTGACCAATATAATCTAGTTTATAACTTTCACGCCTGACAAATGTATGTTTACGATACAGGTCTAGGTAATCTAAAGTTGCAACGCCAAGTATGTCATAATAATTTTGTGTTCTAGCATATCCTAAAGATATTGTTGAACCGCCTGTTACTTGACCCCATGGACTAAATTGTTGTATGTATTCTTCGCCCATGATGTATTTAAATCTATTCATCAAATAAGGCATATCAAAAAACTTTACATTCCAACCTGTAACAATATCAGGTTGATACGATAACCAAAATTCTGTAAATCTATGAATTAAATCTGTTTCGTTAGAACATTTAACATATCTAACGTCTGGTCTGTCATTGACAAAGTTGCCACAACCAAAAACTAATATACCTTTTTTCGCATGGTCTTTTACTGTAATACAAATTAAAGGTTCTTCTGCCTTATCAGGATCAGGAAAACCATTCTCACTTTCACATTCAATATCAATTGTAAGTATTCTAATCTGTTTGATATCCCAGTTTATCTTGCCAGGAAACTCATCAGCAATATATGGATATTGATATCTTGTATTACCAAAATATTCAAAGTTGCTTACGTCTTTGTATTCATCAATCCATTTCTTTGCTTCCCAAATACTTTCATGTGAAATCTTTTCTGCATAACGACCGTCTAGTGTTTTATACTTTGTTTCTTTTTGCACAGGCACAAACAAAGATGGTTGATAATTAATTTTATATTTCTTATGCTTGCCATCTTCGTTTACACCACGGACTAAAAGTTTGCCTTTGTGAGGTATAACGCTAGTATAAAATTTCACTATATTTGTGTATTGTTAAAATGTTTGTTTAATGCTTTTAAGTTATCTTCTGCTGACGCAATCTGGCCAACTAGTTTATCCATTTCTTCTATGTGCTGTGGGTGTTCACCTATACCGACAGGACTGTCAAAGTAAATAATCAATGTAGCAACTGCTGTCGCTATTTGAGATTCATACTTTTTTACTAATGCTTTGAATAGGTGATTTTCTGTTTGATGTGTTTTGGGCATAACTCACTCCTTTTCATATTATTATAACACAATACAATTAATTTGTAAAGCGTCTAGTCTAAACTGTATTTTGTTGTAACGACATATTTCCTTGCTGGATTTATCATTACGTTTGACATTCTCATAAATCTTTGGTTCATTAAACATTTGGTTGTCTTTGATGTTCTATCATCTATAATACACTCAACATCTTTATATGTTGTTCCTAAAAAAGTAATGTCCATATGTATCATTGGTCTTGTAAATGTTGTAGCATTCACAGCACCTCTTTCATACTCTTTCATTTTAATTAGTTTATTTTTAAACTTACCTTTTGGCATACTAAACTCATCATCGCCACCTTTAGTTGACCAAAATACTGTGCCATTCTTAATCTCCATTTCATCAGCGTGTATCATAACTCTAGCACTATTGCCTGTATCAAAGTTAGCAGAAACGTCACCGACACCTTCTAGTGTCACAACTTCTACTCTACCACATTCTGTTGGTGTTTTGTGTCTAAGTTTTCTATCGTGGAAATGTTCTATGACTTGTTTAATTAAGTTTTCGCCTGTGGCAGTTTCAATGCCTTCAGTACCTGGCGATGAATTTACTTCTATGATATATGGTCTATCTTTTTCTCTATTTTGAGAAGGTATAAAATCAACTGCAACATAGTGACCATTGACTGCCTTTGCTGCCAATATACAATCTTCTATTTCTAATTCAGTAAGTTTAAACATTTTAACTTTACCACCTCTGGAAAAGTTTGACCTGAAGTCGCCTTTAATTACATCACGCCTCATGGCTGCTAATACTTTGCCACCTAAAACTAAAACTCTAATATCATAATCTGTTTTAATATATTCTTGTAATAGTAATTCAGCATCCTCTGATTCTTTATATATCAATTGCACGATGGCGTCTAATGACCTTTCTGATTCTATAAAGATTACACCAATACCTTTACTACCTCGTAAAGTTTTCATGATGATAGGATACTTTCTATCTAGGTTTTCAACTGCTGTTTCTACACCTTTTTTGTTTGGAATTAAAACTGTATGTGGTTGTACTAAACCATAATCAGCAAGTCTTAAATAACTTCGATATTTGTCAGCACACATATTAACACAACTTCTATTATTAATACAAGCAACGCCTGCCTTTTCTAATTGTGATAATAAATCTAACCAAGAATCTTTTTGTGTTATCGAACCTCTAACTATTGCTACTGTATTCTCATCATTTATCTCAAAACCTTTTTCATCTTTTTCATTATGAATAGTTTTTTTACCATCTTCATTTTTAATATAAGCACCATCAATAAAAACAATATAAACTTCATGACCTAATTTAGGTCCTTCTTCTTTTATTCTTTTTGCTGTATGAAAATATTCCGAATTTTCAGGATCAGCAGACAAACATAATATTCTTAATTTCTCTGCCTTCTCCTCAACTATGAAATCTTTAAACTTCGGTGCCTTCATCTTCTACTTTTTTACCTATATTATATTTTGCTTGTAAGTCCCATTCACCTTTTTCTTTAAATGATAAAACTTTTATTTGTGATAGAGGTGCTTTCTTTTCGCCAACAGCAGTATTAATAACTGCAATCAATCCCCAATCACTTAGTAATTGTGCTATAGTATTTCTTCTTTCAACATCATTATCTGATAGATTAGCAGACTTGCCATCTAGAGCAAATAACTCTTTGAAGTGTACAATAAAATATCTACCTTGTTTGTGTAATATATGACATGATTGGAATAACTTTTTATCTTTTCTACTTGCAACTCCAATTCTTGTTAATGTTTCTCTTACCTTCAAAAAGTCATCAGGTTCTTTTAATTGAACCTCGAGCATTTTCTCGGGTTGCCAATTATTATCTAATTCATTCATTTTTTCCCACCTTTAAATAATTTTTCTTTAATTAATTTCACTTGGTCTTTGGTGAGGATATCAAGAGCGGCCTTTGCCTTTTCATTACTATATCCATAATACTCTTTCACAACATCCAAATCCTTTAGTTTACTAGCTCTCATAAAGGGACTAAATCGCTTTCGAGCTCTAATACTATTTATTAGAAAATGGAACTGCATATCTTTATCCATGAAATGGTTTCTATTCATTTCATTGACGAGCATTATACAATCTTGAAAACCAGATAATATCTTATTAATAATAAATGCAGGATACTTTTTTATCCATAACTTATCTTCCGAATCCATGAGATTCTTTTTTGTAAAGTTTATGGCATTAAGATATTCTTTTAATTCATAACTCA